GATATTTAAAGAATACTACTGCATCATCACCATACACCTCTACATCCATATATTTATAGTATTCTTCACCGTATATGTTATAACCTATTAGTGACCAGTAAATTAAATTTACATTGCAGTTTATAAGTGTAGTAAATGGATGACCTGATGGTACACCTTTATTTACTTCTATAACAACTCCAGGTGGGACTGCTACATACTTAGTTATTAAGGATGACGTGATAAGATATCTTATGTTCTTGTGAAGATCATCATCAGGTAAATTTTGAAGTAATAAAGTCGAGGCAATTCTAATGAACCTCTCATCTATATTAGCATCATAATTACGCCAATCAGCTTCTAGCTTATAATCGTACATTCTTTCTTTACGTAGTAGGCGTAAATACTTGTCTGCATCAAATTTTCCAGCTAAATGGTACCTCATCCTGTCGTCACTAACGGTGTTTAGTGCACAATGAATACGCTGTGAAAACATAGTTAACAAAAGGGACATCGGGTTCTCAGTACACATAACAACACGATTACCTACAACTACATCTTCACCATTAGTAAGTTCTACTTTAATATCTTTTTCACGTGATAAAGTTGTCCACAGATAACAGTTTTTTACCGGCTCTTTTTTAAGCTGGTTAAAAATGTTCTGTGCGACTTTTCTTGATACAAGATTACTCGCCTCTTTTGTACGTCCAGCTATTTTTGAAGTGTAATGACCAGGATATGCGTTAAGATTAACTCTTGTTGTTCCCCATACCTCATCATCACCGTAAAATACCACGCGTGGTGATATGAACCACTCAAACTTTGAGTAATTTAGAATATTTAATATCAACTCATCAGTATATTTTTCGTTAATTTCACTTTGCTGTAAAAATTGGTTGAAGTGTGAATAAGTAGCTTCATAACCACGTGAGTAGACTACTCTAGGTTGCTTAGCAGAATCAATTAATTGTGTAAAGAACGATTGAGAAGTATTTCTTTTTACGTTATCCCAGTTAGAGATAATGTAATTTAAAAACACATTGTCGTTCTTAACTTGTTTCACAGGTTCAAAACCAACATAATCTGGAGTGAAGCCAACTACTCTACTTACCTTGCCAACATTATAATGCTCTAAAAATTCTTTGTAACTCGCATTTTTTCTAAGAATATTAAATTTACAATCATTGTTAACAAGTTTAAATATAGGGTATCTACCGATATTTTTCATTCGGGGCCTTTTTATCTTCTTGTGTTGATAAGTAAATTCATTTAAATCTTTAAAGAATTTCTCGATCTGCACATCACCTTTTCCAGATTTTCTACGTGATACTGTACCCCCTACTTTCTGGACGTATGAAAAGACATCAAAATTAGGGCGCCATACTTGATAGCTCTTAATTTTGTTCTTTCTTTTGTAACTTATAAGGTACTTGTTTACCGTATGTAAATC